ATGAAAGCCCGAAACAAAGCTCAGAAAGGCACTGTAGCTATTGAGGATCATGAAGGACGGCTTAGATTGAGATGGTCATATGGGGATAAGCGTTTTAGTTTATCCCTGGGCTTACCCAACACTAAAGTGAATCAGAAGGCAGCACAGCAGAAAGCCACCCAGATTGAACTGGATATAGCATCAGGTAACTTCGATGCTAGTTTGAACAAATACAGGCCAGCTAGCCACAAAATTAATACAGGCATAGCGGATATAACCGTTGTGGAGCTATTCCAGAAATTTAAAGAATATAAAGCTAAGAGTCTTTATTCTAGAAGCCAGGAGAAGTACAACACAGCCCTGCGAAACTTAGAAGAGTTTTTTGGCAATAAGTTGGTCTCTAACATCAAAATTAATGAAGTAGAGACATTTGCAGAGCTTCTCAGCAGCAAACTCTCGCCAATCACTTTAAAGGAGAGACTAACTATAGTCAGGGCTTGCTGGGATTGGGGAGCCAAGCAAAATTTAGTTAGAGACAATCCTTGGATAGAGATACCTAGCAGAGTTAAAGTTCCCCCAAAAGCTCTACCAAAACCCTTTAGTAAGGCGGAGATTGAATCAATTCTTAGTGCTTTTGAGGGGCATAGGGATTATAAGTTTTATTTGCCCTTTGTCAGGTTTAGATTTTTGACTGGAACAAGAGTTTCCGAGGCTACTGGTTTAAGGTGGCAAGATGTAGCTGAAGATTTTTCTCAGATTTGGATAGGCTCTACGCTCACAAGGGGAGTACGTAAGCCAACTAAGACTAATAAAGCTAGGTTTTTTCCCTGTAATCAGCAACTTCAAGAACTGTTGAAGTCAATTAAACCGCAAGAATGCCTATCAGAAGATTTAGTGTTTCCGTCCCCACAAGGCAAAGCAATAAATGATTCATTATTTGGTAAAAGAGCTTGGAAGACCTGTCTAAAGATTGCTGGTGTTAAATATAGGTCTTTCTACAATGTGCGCCATACTTTTATTTCACATTGCTTAGAACTTGGTATGTCCCCCACTACAGTTGCTCATTTAGTTGGTCATGACGTGCAGGTACTATACGAAAATTATGCTGGCTCTGTAATTAGTAAGCCCCAAATACCTGAGTTTTTCTAACATTAAAATAGACCCCTACTCAATAAAGTAAGGGTCTTAATTATTTGGGTGGCTGATTATTCAAGGTAAAGGCGATGCCAGCGGAGGTTAGAAGCACCAGCAGTCTGTGTAGACCGTACTTGAATCCCGCCATTCATGTAAATGTTTGCACCTGGGAGGTTGGTTGAAGTTGTTCCTTCATAAGCAACATCATCAGTGAAGTTATAAAGTCTGTAACTAATAGTGGAACCTGCACGGGGACAGTAAATATACATTTCCAGAAGCTTTTGTGTGGCAAAGGTAGCACCTGCGATCGCAGTCACGTTTTGGGTAGTGCCGTCCTTGGTTGTGAATTGCCAAGTTGTATCACTGCGCCCCACAGAGTATTGGAATCCGCAGAAGTTACCATCCGGGTTGTCTGTGGAAGTAACATAACCATCCCACCAAGCTTTATTATCAGTTGATGGAGAAGTGCTGTACATTCCTACAAATATTCTGGCATTTGGGTAATCTGTATCTGGAAGATAAAATCTTGTGAAGAAGAAGAATCCACCAAAGCCCCTAGCATTAGTACCACGGCAATGTATACCTCTGTTTACACTCAAATTACAGAAGATATTTGTGGTGTTGGGGGTAATTTGTGTGTTTGTGACAGAGGCACTAGCTATATTACTCATGTATGGAATTAGGTCATCCGTAGGCAACACGTTGTGGGAGGTTGTACCAACACGGGAAGCAAACTGCCCTAATGAGGTTTGGATAGATGTACCATCAGCAGGTGTAAACAGGACAACAGAATTCCGTGCCAACCCAGTTTGAGCAATATATTCTCTACCGTCTGGGGTTTGCCACATTGGGAACGGTCTACCCGATATATCTGAGGAATACATCAGGACATTACCGGAACTAGGTGCGCTAGGTTTACTACCAGAAACAACAATATTCTGGCTAGAAATTGTTTTTGTGCCAGTAATGGTTTGATTAGTGTTTGTGGTAACTAGGTTAGAGGTATTAATGCTATCTAATTTTGATTTATCAGCAGCACTCATTGACCCAGGGACGGAGCTTGTAGCTGGAGTACCAGCCATTAACTCATTAGGAGTCATCTTGCGGTTTCCTGCTGTGCCTTCGCTGACATCAACGATAGGAAACACATCAGCAGCACGGTCGAGTGAAGCACCAGTTAAAGCAGTCTCTTGTGAGATTTTGGTATTTGCCATGATTTACTTTTAGGAGTTCAAATTATGAATATTGTTCGCGGACTAGGATATCGCCGTCTTCTCTCAAAACGTATCCATTATCTTCTCGAAGTATGAGTTCTTGAATAAGGAAATCAGCATTCTCCCTGAATAGGTAAGAACCATCTTCTCTTAATAGGAAATCTCCATCTTCCCTTAATAAACTTTGGAAGATAAGTTCAGAAGTTTCGCGTATGAGAATGGAATCATCTTCACGTAAGATATAGGTGCCATCTTCCCTTAAAATGAAAAATTCACTAATAGGATAAGGGGCATTCTCAGATGGGACATATAGTTTGGATATTGCCTGAGATATTCTGTTGATAACCTGGCTAGGTAATGGGCGGCTAAATCCAGCAACTGTGTGTATATACCCAGAGTAATTACTACCACCAATTGTCAGACTACTCTTATATAAATTGGCATCCCAATAACGAAGCCAATTCCAAAAATCCTCACCATTATGTCGCCCACCATTACTAGGTCTAAGGTTAGTGGGTTTAGTCCCATTTACCGGGGTAATTGTGTAGCCACCTTGGATGTTTTTATTATCAATAACGTAAGTTTGTGTAAGACCTCTACCTGCGCCACTATCACCGTGATAATCCCAATACAAACCACCTATTCTTTTTTCTTTACTGATAGCGTAGGAAGCTTGAGTGGCTTTTTCAGTGGCGTTGCCTGCGTTGTCTGAACCAAATTCACCTAAGAATATACAAAGGTCTTGATCTTGTACCCGCGTAATGTAATCTCTTAATTTAGCATTGTATTGTTCTTGGGTATATGAATCGGCATCCCAGCCCCAAGTTTCATAAACGTGAATCCCGAAAAGGATGTTACCGTAATTAACTACAGGAGCATATGGATTATTTGGGTCGCGGAATGATAATAAATTTCTTCCCCGACTGATGATTGCTGAGGAGCCAGTAGGGACTGGATTGGCATTATAACTAACACCTTCCTGTCCATAAAACAAACCATTACAGACGATTGGATTGGTATTACCAGTATCTCTAATTGACTTAATTAGCACTTGGTACATTCTTGTCCAAGCATCTAATTGACTAGCTGGGTTTTGTCCCCCTGGTTCATTTAAAGGTTCAAGCCAAACAAGCGGATTATTCTTATATAGGTTTGCGTAATAAGCACTTATATCAGCGACTTGTTGCAGGGTTGGGTTGCTAGTGTTGGTCAGTATATATCCGGCGTTCTGACCATTTACTGCGTGGCAATATTCAAGGATGCAAACCATTCCTCTGCTAGTGATTGCATCCACAGCATTAGCAATAGATTCAGGTCTGGTATCACCACCAAAAGTTGTATTTAGTGGGTTGCAGCAAACACGTATTGTGTTAATTCCCCACGCCTCAGCATAGTCCATTGAGTCTTCAACGTAGGGGCCAATTTCTCTTCGTTCTGCGCCTATCCAAACAACCCCGGCACGTTGATTTGTCTTCCCATATCTGTAAGCTAGAAAGTTAAAACCACGAGGAATAAACTCTGCACCGTCTGGGTCAAATATTCTTTTACCAACAATATTAAATTGAGCCATATTCTATTAACTGCTAGCCACTAGCGTTCCATTTAAATAAACATTTTTGCCAACTTCTCCTGAAGTAACAGCCCAAACTCTTTTTGTATTTAAAGGAAAGTTCGTAGAAGGATTATCGTAGTTGATTACACTATCAAATTGTGTTGCCCTGAAAGTATTTTGGTCGGCATACCCAAGGATAATGTTCTCGTTCGCTGCTTCATTGGATGTTTGAATAAACCAATTCGATGAAGTGATACTTGGTATATTCTCCCTTACTAATATTGTAGACTCGTGGGATTTTAACCAAGAGCTATCCAGAACCAGAGAATCAGCGGAGAAGTTAACACCTTCAGGGTTGAATATTCCCTCAGAAACTATCTTGGGTTGCTTCGTTGTGTCTTCTTGAAAGGAGTGTCTGGAGTTTTTGCTTTGGTCGTAGAAGCCAACAAGATAACCATCATCTGACCCCACAAACTGTATTAAACTATCCAGGTTTATTAAATTCTTATTAGTAAATGGGATGTCCACTACAGTTGTATTTCTTCTAACCTTCATGCAGGGGCCTCTGTATGAGGAAACAAGCCGGACTATTGAGTAAACAAACTCTAAGTCAGGGATGCCATCTAGTGGTAGAGAATTACTGAAAGATTGTCTGTTTAAACCTAGCCCTAATTGCATGATTAAATTACCCCTTATAGGCTATAACCTTGCCATATTCCAAAGCAAAGTTAGTAATATCCCCGTACAGAACAAACCCGGAAGGTAATTCAACATTAATGGCTGGGGACGTAGTATCTGCACAAGTCAGAACGCTAAATGAAGCAGCTTCAATTACTTGAATGGCAGCCCAGGTGCCTGGTTGCGGAAGAGTACTAGTGACCAAAGCATGACCCTTCTTACCAAGAGAAACTTCGTTAAGGGTTTTAACGCCACTTAGGGTTGTTTCTGTGGAAGCCCCCAGAGGTAATGGAAGATTGGTGTTAATAATTGTATTATTCTGCTCTGTAATGTAAGGGTCGTCAGCAGTACCAGAGCCAGTTGCCCTCATGTAAACATTTCTACCGAAGGCATCTTTAACTTGAATATTTGCCATAGTTCTCTATTAGGTTTTGAACCAAATTACAGGTACGTTACTGGAGCCGGAATAGGCTGTGGGGGCTGTAGAAGGTAGTGATCCATAGGTGAATGCGCCGGACTTACCAATACCACCGTATGTCTGAACACCGGAAAGACCAACGAAGGGGAAGTTAGCAGCCGAAGGAGCCGCCCCTGTTACAACACCACCTGCAGCGCTTGCTGTACTGGTGAAGGCATACCACCCTGCTGCTAAGAACCGAGAGAAAGCTGCATCCTTTTGTCCGGTTGTTCCAATACTGACAGTACCCGCATCCACAATTAAGCTTGAAGCATTGCCATTAGCTACGGAATATATACCCAACCTCATGCTTGCACCAGAAGATGCGGTGGTCACGTTTATGGCAAGCCCAGAGATAGTTACGTCTCTGGGAATATAAGTAAATTGATAATAAATTGTGTTAGCTAGTAAGGTGTAGCTGGATGTAGTTCCTACAAAGAAAGGCCCATAATATAACCCGCTTTCATAGCCAGGGTGAAGAACAGGGATAGTAGTAATAACATTACCACTAGCATCAACAGGAACTACTGTTTGAGCGTATTGCCCATTAGGAAGGGGGTAGTTTCCCCCTATATTTTGGTCAGCAGCAATAATTAAATCCGCATACTGACCATTAGATAAAGCGATTCTTGTCATAGTTAAGTTTTTATGATGTAGGTCACTGCTATGAATGGGGGCATATTTTCATGGGAACCATTGCCACCTTGGGTATTAGTAGTAATTCCTGTACTTGCAGCAGATAAAGACAACCCCGTGCCATTACGTGCGATGGAAACACCTGTCCCTACAGATGTGGTATTAGGGTATATGTTTGAGCCACCAGGTACTTGAGTGATTTCTGCTCCATTCTCTTGGTTTGCACCCCCACCTTGGGCGTATTGCCTGAAGGGATACAAACTATGTCTGTGTCCTGGGTCATTAACTCCATGAACGTGTCCTGGGTCGCTAATAGCATGACTGTGACCTGGGTCATTCACCCCGTGATTATGTGAAGGGATTTGAGAAACATTTAAAGTAACTGTTTCTTGACCACCAGATTGACCTAATGTTCTATTAGTTAATCCAGTACCTTGCCCTGCTCCAAGACCTACTCTTCCCCTGCGATCAGGAACTCTGAAGGTAGTGCTTCCATTTCCACCAAAAGCGGTGCCTATAGCGGCATATAAAGCGGGGTAACTGTTAATTTGATATTCTGCTCCATTACACAATAACCAACCGGAAGGAGCTGTATTTCCGCCATATTCAACCATCATTCCTGGAGGGAATACTTGAGTTGTCGGAATAGTAGAAGGAGAGATTCGGTCAACTAATTTATCTCGTAGGTCTGTTATACTTCCGCTTAAATCACCGTTAGCGGTTGTGATTCTTGCTAAAGGGAAAGATTCATTAGGCAACACACTGGATTGTTGAACAATTCCGGTACTTCCTACAAATATATAGACCGTCGAATTATCAGGTACGTTAATAGACCCAGCGGAGATAGTAACAATATTTCCATTGCTGAGTAGGACAGAACCACCTAAATAATTAAAGGTTAGCCCTGAAGATTGGCTAACCTTTAATCGGTCGTAGAAGTTGTAGAATCGGGATTTAATTTGGTCGTTACCATCATCGAGATAATTATCAAGTATCTTCGGCCCGTGACCTATATAATCCTGACCATCTGGGATGGGGTATGCGATCGCATTTGCTTGCTCCGCATAAAAAACGTCCCCGTTTTGGAAGACCTGTCTCATATTTATTTATTCACAAATTAATTAAAATGCACTCAGAGCTACCCTTTTCCATGTGTTAGTAGCCGTACACACGTACAAATAGTTAGGAGAGAATTTAATATCTCCTGGATTACCAGTTGCAGATGAGGAGAAATCAGCTACTAGGGTAGTGGTAAGGCTTGTGCAGTCCAAATTACCATTAACTTTCGTATTGTCATTTAGGATGATATTACCTGTGTTGCGTGCGATTGCAATTGAGTAATCTAAATAACTACCAGCATCGTCATGTCGAGTAATAACAAAATCAGAACCAACATTGCTGCCTGATTCTGCATCCTGAGATTTTAGAATTTCCCAACGAATTGAACCGGAATTGTTAGAGAACCTAACACAAGACCTTGAGTTAGAATTTGCTCGAATATCTAACCCAGGAGTATAAACACCAGTTGGGTTAACAGTAATTGTGGTGCTAAAAGTAGTTGCCCCATTAAATGTTGCACTACCGCTGAATGTAGAAACACCATAGAAAGTTGGATTACTGTTTGGGGCATAAAGAGCAAGAGCATTCTTAATATATGCTGTAGTGGCTATCCTGGTTGAGTTGTCAGAAGTGTTAGGAGTTGTTGATTTAGGACTACCTGTGAATATTGGGCTATTTAGTGGAGCAAGGGTAGATATCAAGTCCCGAACCCAAGCAGTGTTGGCTACTCGTGTACTGTCATCCCCACCTGCTGGTGTTGATACATTAACAGCTCTTGTTGCACGGTCAATATTGATGCAGTAACCTATGAGATTGCCAGCATCATCGTAAGCATTGATAGTGAGATTTGAACCAACATTAGAGCCAGATTCACCAGTAGCGTCTTTGAATATTTCCCATCTTGGGATGCCTGTGTTACTGCTAAATCTAATAACAGAACGTGACCCGCTAGCTGATCTTACTTCCAACCCAGGATTATAAACGCCGGGAGATCCAGTGCTTGCTGGCGTAACCCTAAGAGTATTGTTGAAGTTAGAAACACCAGTAAATGTAGGTGTATTGACTTTAGCTTTTAGAGTAATATCGCTAGCAATTGATTCTATTTTGTTGTAAATAGAATTCTGACTTGCGGCTAATCCTGAACCATTCCAACTCGAACCATAAGGCTCCGCAGAACCCAGAATTAATTCTCCATTAGGCTCCACAGGAATTAACATCCAGTAAGCGCTGTTTGTAGGAGGAATACCTACGGCTGGTGTTGTGTTCCTGAAGATATAAGTTCTATTTAGGTAAACTACTAAATCCCGATATCGGTAAGTTGTGGCGGAGTTATAATCACCACGAGGGAAAGGCCCACCAATGTTAGCTGATAAGTTAGGGTCAGCAGCAATGATTTGAGCAATGCGTAATGCCCCGGTGTCCAGTACATCATTTACCATTCCAGTAGGAACTAAAGTTCCTAGCTGAACGGGGGTTGAGTTGGGAACTAAAGCGTAGAAATCCAAGAGCGCAGGCTCAATTAAATTACCATCTCCATCAGTTTTGAAGAATTCAAACCTGTAAGTGATTTTCTTAGTTTCAGATTCCTGTAGATTTATATCTACAACACCACTGGTGATAGTAAATAACTTTGGCTCAACAACAGTAATTGTGTCTGGGTCAGGAGAAATATCCATCATTGTCCCTGACAAAGTAACCCTTAACTTACCAGTTATAGGGCTACCCCCAGAATCGAGGAATGTTCCTAATATTTGAGTCATTTTTAAAAATTTAAATTAAACTTACAGCAGAATGTAGGTGAAGAGTTGAGTGTCATCTACAAGTAGGTAATCCTTAATCACAGAATCGTTGAATTGGATTTCCGACCTGCACCAGCATGGGCCAAATAAAGTATTCAATTTATTTACTAAATTAACTACGGGGGTGTCTCTGTAGAGTTCCTTTAAGTAAATGACATACTCCCAGGAACTCCTGCCTAATGGGTCTACCCCCAATTTGCTTTGCCCGAATATGAAATCACCTTTGGATGCAATCTCATGTGCTATATCAAAGCATCGCAAAACTGTGCTGAGGCATTCTCTGGAACCTTTATTATTCCAAATCTTTGTATAGGAATTAAATAGAAGATTCCGCTTGTGACTCTCCAGCCAGTTCTTATCCCAATAGATTCCTGTGAAGCCACATAAAGGAGCAAGAAAATCTAACCAATTAGCATCACAAGTCAGCGGGTTGAGTTGTCTGGGAATATCATCAATTTTGTCTTTAGTAGCAATTAATAATTCATCCCAGAAAGTTGTTAGATAACCTGTTACTTGATTGTCCCGGTAAACTTCTGGTAATCGTGAAAATATAGGGGCTTTTTCTACAACCCAGGCTTGATAAGTTTGCATTAGAGTTCACCGATAAAATCGACTGGCTCCCCGCTTCCCCGAACAGATTCATAAATCACACCCCGATCGTCAACTAGCTGAATGAACAAGCTGTAAGGGTATGGCAGGGTGTAATCGTTCGGTATTGCTATGTTGGTCGGGGAGCCATTCAAGCTAAGTGTTTGAATATTAATTATTCCGCCAGTTAATCGCAGGTGATATTCCACCTCATTCATGAGAACATCTTGACCAACTGGGTAGGTGGATGGGTTTAAGTAATTCTGGTAGGCTTCCCACAAGTCAGCTACCACTTGGTCAACATTTGCGCCAGGAGTTAGCCGAGCAATCAAAGAACCGCTAATATTTAGCAGCTCCATTGGGCTTATATAAAGCTGTGTACCGAGTTGAATTCTGCGGCTGAGTGAACTGCTAACTAAATTGATTTGAGCGTCGTTAGCGGGTTCCTGGTTGGCATTAAGTAGGAATAGATGTACAGCACCTAATTCGGTTTCTGCTTTATTCTTAGATAGCAACCCGATTGCCTTAGCAACAGAACCTTGACCAAGGATAGTCTCAGCAGCTATTTCAAAATCATCGGCTGATACAAGACTTCTGACTCGCAGTTCTGTTAATCCCCTAGCAATTGTTTGGTCTAAGGTTTCAGCATCAGTACCACCACTTGCAGGCTGAACGTTAGTTACTTGGGAAAGGAAACTTAGCGGTTGTGTGGGGCTAGTTATTGTATAGGCAGATAAATTATAAGCGCTACCAACTTCCTCTGCTGTAGCAGTTACAGAACCACTGGTAAGCCCTGGGGGAATTACTAAGTTTGCATCTGTGAAGAATGAATAAGTACCAGACGAATCAACAACTTCAAATCCTTCTGGGATTGTGAAAGGAGTGTTTTGTGGGGCTGTAAGTGTAAAGTTTAAAGTAGTAACTGCTTTAGTGCCTAGAGATTGCTCTACTCCAGTATTTTTTAGGAATTGAACAACTAAAGCTAAGGGTAATTTATTAATGTAATAAAGTAATTCTGAACCTGCGAAGGCTTGACCTTGGATTAAAGCAGCTACAGGTGAGTTTTCTGAGAAGTCATTTAATTGACCCTCGGAAGCGTTAAAAACTCGAACCTGGGCTTGAGATACCAAATCTTCTTCATTTCTTTGGTCAAGCACCACGTCGTCCAATGGGATTGAAGATATATCGCTCATAACGTAATCACTAATGTTTCATCCTTATCTTCATAACTCCAGTAGACAGTTATAACTGCTTCACCTTGATCATTAATGCTCCCATTTACCTGAAAATCTACTCCAGGTATATAAGAGATTAATCCTTCTCTAATTTCAGCAGATATGGTTGTCATATCTTGGATTGAATCAAACAGTGGGTCTTGCATTCCATATTGTGGACGCATGACTCGCTCACGGGGCATGGTAGAAAGAAAAGATAATATATGCCCTCTAAATAAATCCCCTTCCTGGGCTACATTTAAAGTGCCTTGCACAGGATTAATACTTAATGGGAATGAAATCCCCTTTGTGATTGCCATTCTAATAATTAGTGTTTGCGTAATTAATTGTGTTACCAACCCTTATTTGTGATGGTATCGCCATCCGTATCCACGGCTCCAACAGTAGCGATTTCCTTACCATTAATAGACATAGTGCCTGTGTTTACGAAATGAATACCAAAACCACTGCAGTCAATGGTTAATACTCCTCCACCCATTTGTGTTGTGCCATTACTGTAGAGTTTAATAAACCACTGACCAGCTTTCAGCATCACATACTGAGCTGCCACTAAGGTGATGGCTTGCAGAGCTTCCATCAAGATATTTTTCTTAACTTCAACTTTGAAGTCTTCTTCGGCTTTGTGTGTTGCATTTTTATTGGTAGCAGTAGATAATTCACCACTGACAGTTAATGTATCGTTGCCACCAACTTCTACCTCCCTGTTGCCAGGGATGCCTTCTGAATAATCATTTTGTGCAGAATCTTTAGTTCTGGGTGGATTGGTTGCATTCACTGTTGATAGATAAAAACCATTAGTTTCCACACCATCAACGTAGAGAATTAAAACAGTCTGCCCCACAGCAGGTAGTGGCGGGTCTACTTGAGGGTTTGGCAATAATCTTCGCAACCAATCACTTTCTAAACCCGGAGAAGATGGCAGAGATACTTTAATCCTGCGCTTATTCTCCGGGTCACTATTGTTAGTCACAACAGCAAGGACTGGGTACTGATGTCTCCCCTGCTGGTCTAGCGCAATCTGAGAAGCCGAGGATTTGGCCCCCAATCTTGTATTTCGCAAATAATGCTCCGGTTATTATCTAAATTGGTGACTTTGACTTTATCTCCAAACTTTAGATAATCAATCATTCCTGCAGAGCCAAATTGTCCTGCTGCCGATGGATTGTTATATCTCATTGCACAACCCAAGACATTATCAGGGTCTAACCTATTACCCCTTGAACCAACACGGTCATTAAACAGAGATGCTTTAGTACTTTCAAAAATCACCCTGCCTGACTTATCAGAGGCATCAATGACTGGATTACTAATAGAATTTACATTTGTGTTTTGTGCTGTGCTGGGGGCTTCTACAGTGTCTAATCCACCCACTTTTTCAACGTAGGTGAAATACTTATCAACTAAACTTCTGTCAGCATCCAATACAGTAAAGCTACAGCTTGATTGAACTTTACCTTCCCCTAAAGTTACTGATGCTTTAATTAGCTTCCCGTCACCAATAGTAAAAGTATCCCCAGCTTGTTCTCCTAACTTGCCAATAGTTACTTTAATGTAGGGGTCGATGAGCATTTGTGATTGTTTGCTATTTATAGTACCCATGAGATTGTGCGCCATTCCTTCTCGCCAATGGAGTCAACAACACTCTTAGTAAGTGAGGTTAAATCTAAATCCTTTAGTACCTTATCTACTTCATTAGTAACTGCTTTCTTGAGGCTGTTTTCTACTTCCTTAGCTGTAGGAATTTTTATAGTTCTGCCAATTTCTATAGCTTTAAAGATGTCCAGGTCATTCATTTCTGCTAATTCTCTCCACTGAGAATAGTCCCCCATAACTTCATTAGCTATATTTGCCAGTGAGTCACCAACATTAATTTGTAGTGTTGTAGGTCTGACCATTTATTTAACCCCCAAGGTATTGGAACTGGTATTCAAAACACCATCCTTGTAGGTGCCAATTGTCCCAAGAGTTTGAGATTTGGAATTGAATAAAGTCACTACACCACTATTGGATGTAGATAATTTATAGTTGTTAATCCTCACAATAGAGGAGATAGTCTCTGGCAGCTTTTTTATATTCTGATTTAGCCATTTTTTAGCCTTGGAAGCAGCGTCTTCCTTCTGCCTATCTGTTAATACTTTTGATTTATTCAAAGCTGTTTTAAGGCGATTCTCGGAGGTTTCTGCTATAGCTTTATTAGGTAATTGGCTTAATGGTATTTCTAGGAAAGTTATATCAACTCTTGCTGATGCAACCTCTCCATTTAACCAACTTGTCTCTTTCCAACTTAAGTCAGTAATGACGGCAGGCCCGAATGAATCCTTCCCCCATTTAAAATAAACAGGAGATGGGGCATATTTGCCATTTGCGGGGTCAGCAATCATCAACGCTTGTAATCTATCAAGAAGTAGTTGGCAGGTCTTCCTGCGCGAATAACTCTCTAATATTAGGTCTGTAATTTGGAGAGTTAAGCCTTTTGTACAGCGATAGAATTGTGAAGGTGTGGATGTTAATGCTGCAGTCCCTTCGTCATATTTGGCTTGTCTTGAGTATGACTTTTCTTCTGGATTATAGAGAAAAGTAAAAACAGATTTATTTAATTCATCCACGAGATAAGCATAAATACCTTCAACCTTATCTGCTGGATTTAAACCAGAAATTACTGCTTCATTCATAGTTGTTGAATATAAAAAAACTCCCCTACTTTTTAGTAGTAGGGGAGGTTGTTATGTTGTAGCGGTTGAAAAATGTGTTTGGGAGTATTTCTCATACTCTCTCGTGAGGAAATTGCCTATATCTCTGGCTATGCTCTCAGCATCTGTGGCTTGAGTGTATATGGTGATATTTCCTATATTTAATCCGCCTCTACCACCAAAATTATTAAGTAAATTAGCTTGCTGCTGTCGTGTGAGTATTGCTTCTGAAGTGTTAGCAACAACCAACCCGGAACCAGGGGGTGCATTTCTTCTTTCTCTAACAAGAGCCGCTAATAAACCATTAGACATCCCGGATGCTGCGTTAGGTATTGCAGCTTCTGCTCCAGCAGCTATTCCAGAACTTAGCCCGGAATTAGCTGTATTTGGTGTTTGGTTAAGCCCTGGGATTTTTGATATTAAATCAGTAAAATACTGTTGAACGGCATTAAAGAATCCTAAGACTGTGCTGATAGTTCTATTCCACACAGTTACAGCATCTTTCTTGAGATTCTCGAATCCTTCTACTATGAAATTCCAGAAGTTATTAAATGCTTCAGTTATATCTTTCCACTTGACTTTAATTACAGCAATAAGACCTACTACTAAAGCAACAATACCCCCAATAACAAGAGTTGGCACACCCAGTAGAGTTGCAGCCAGCCCTGCTAATCCAACTGCGAATGCTCCTAGAAGAATTGCTCCAGCAATTTTTGCTATGGCTCCCCAATCTAGCGCGGCTAGGAATATACCCAAACCATCAAGCAAACCATTTAATATTTTGCCCCAATCAAGCTTAGTCAGAACTTGAGCCAATATATTTGTAATAAGGGCTAAAACAACGCCTATAACTTGGAATAAAGCACTCCAGTCAATTGAATTAATTCCTTCTATAAGTTTGTCCAGCAGTCCGGTAAGTTTAGACCCGTCTATTTTGAAACCTTTCAGAAATTCTGAAGCGGCTTGTCCAATAGAAGAGAATATGGCTGCATAATCTATGGAGCCTAAACCACTGATTAAAGGATTAATTATGCCTGATAGGGAAGAACCTATGCCTTTAAAGTTGGTGTTTTTAAAGAAATTAGATAAAGAGCCACCTATACTTTTAAAATCAATATTGGCAATCCCTTCTCTGATTTTCTCGAATAATATATTTGCGGGGCTTTTTCCTGTTAACTCCGCCTCTAAATTTACTCCCGTAAAGAAGGCATCTAATTTACTAACCTGTTCTGTAAAATTTAGAATTCCACCCCGCAAGGCATCAAGGAAAGCCGTGTCTTTGATTCCTAGTAAACTAAGAGTTTTACCTATAGCAGCAAATAGACCATCATTACCAATCAGAGCCTTTAGAGTGTCATTGAATGCACTTAAAACAGACTGATTATCTTTTGTCTTTTCATCCAAATCCCTCAGCAACCCGAAGACACCTTGTGAAGGATTAAATAATTTATCCTTGAGTGATTCTAGCAGCCCGCTTACAGAATTGGATGCTGCATTAATGGTTTCTGGGGTAACTAATTGAGCTTGGACAGCTTTTAATATTTCTGCCCTTTCTTTTACTGTTAATTGCTCTAGCCTCTTGCCGGACTCAGCTAATTTCTTGTCTACTAGAGCAAGGAATGCAGGGTTTTTTTCATGAAATAGTAATTGTTGTAACTGCCCTTTAGAAGCACCTCCCAGGAACTGGGCTGTAAACTTACTGACATCCTTACTAGCCACATTAGAAGCAGCAGCTAAGAAGCCCATTCCTCTGGTTATTTCTGTTAAACCATCAAGGAATGCACCTTCATTTAAGACACCATTGGCATCAACGAACGCTGGGACTAGATTATCTTGAATACCTAGTGCTAGGTCTTTATATGCTTGTGTGGAGCCAGGTAAAGCTGCAGCAATCTTATTTAATCTTGCATCTAATACAGCAAAAACTTGTTCTGAATCTTTAAAGCTTCTACCAGTTAGAGCTGCATAAGTGGAAGCAGCAGTAATATTATTTAGTTGTAAATCGGCTGCTTCTTTGAATTTAGAGTTTAGAGCTGACAACCCAGCAGACACACCAGCAAACAATGTTTGGGATAGTAATTGCGCCCGGAAGGTAGCACCTTCTAAACTCTTATTCAGGTTATTAATCACGCCAGAGGCAGCATCTTTGGCGTTTAATTGTATAGTAACCGTGTTGTTATTCGGCATCTAAGAACTCTACTCCCTGCATATCCCACTGCTCCAATTTCTTCTCTGGGGGAGCTTGTTTTTCTTTTAAATCAATGAACAAATATAAGTGGTATAAGCAATCAGATATTTCTGTATCCAAGAGCTTAAAGTAAGCTTCGGTTATTTTTCCACCGCAAGCTATCATCAAATTTTGTAATAAGCTGTTTACTGTAAATGCAGGGAGAGGTTGAACACTAATGTACAGCTTTGCTTGCAATAGCATCAAGTTTATCTTGAAAGCAAGAAATGGCTGCTGCCAACCTCTCGAGGTCAGTAAAGTCCAATTCATCCAGCAGATCATCAAATGTAACACTATCTCTGTTACCAAACTTAGTGATACAAAGTGATGCTAATTTGACTCCCATAAAGGAAACACTTTTATACTCTGGCTCTGCAGAATTCATAAAGCTCTCCAGCAAAAGAAACTGTCTTGTTTTAGGAGATTTCATTACTACTGGAGTACCATCTTTTAATTCAAAGCTAGCTATACCTTCATCAGGATTATAGTTAACTTTGAACTCATTAGATTCGCTAGGCAACTCAGGAGTGGGGGCTTCTTGTTTTGAATTTTCAACCGCTACAATATTTCTCGCCATAATTTCCTATTATTTTAGTTCTGCACTTTCAATGCTGAATTCAATCTGCAGGGTTGTTACTTTGGAACCATCAGCAGTATCAACACCTTCTGCACAACTCCAGCTAGAGATTCTACAACCAGATAAATACCAAGCTTTATTGCCACGGAAGGTATCTGTACCTTGGGTGTTGGTTACTTTCTTAACTGGGCGCAGCACAAGGTCAAATATGCTTCCGTCTTCGTGCCGTTTAATGAAATCAATAGCTGGTTGGTCTTTCTCAGGGTCGTAAGGTTTGCTAACAGTTACGGGCTGATATTCTTTAGTTCCACCTTCAGCCATGCGGGTAGTATTAGACAAACCATCATTGTAAGATGCACGCTTGTAGCTAACTTTAACGCCAGAGAAGGTTGTCCAGTAAATGTTATTCAGCCCAGCAATAGTAATTAGAAAATCACTGTTGCTAATTGGGGAAAGGTCTTGCAATCTCATTATTTAATTCCTCAAATTACTTATACTGCTGGCTGAATTAACTGGGCTTGTACTTGGTCTTGGTTGAGGGGTAGAGTACCAATACTCACGCGAATGGTGTTAATTAGTAATCTTTCCATTGGAGGTGTTGGAACAACATAAACCTCAAGGATCACACTACCTTGCTCTAAGATTTCGGGTGGATTATTCTCAAAATCACACTTAACTTCAAAAGCCTCAGCTTCAGTTGCGCCAAATAATGCTTTACCACGCCATAAACGGGAGCATAATGCACTAGCTGTTTGGGCTATTGTGTTCAAGAGAACCCCTTGACCATCAATTACAGAGAACAGGTCATTGTCAAAGGATGAACGCAAGGAACCATTCAAAACGTTCATGACAACACGGGTGGATAGGAATGTGTAGAACTCAGAAGTGGAACGAGTTCTCATTGCCCATACACAAATACCCTTATTTCTAAGATTTCGGATGATGTTAATACCCAAAGGGTTTAAAGTTTCTTGCTGTTGAGTATTAACCTTTGTCACAACATCCTTAACACCCAGCACTGGGTATTTAGCACCAGCAGGGGGTTGTTGGAAACCTTCTTCACGATATCGACGTGTGGCAACACCAGCTACAGCAGGGGAAGGAGGAACTGTACCATCTTCCAAATCTGTTAGGTAAGGGTAAAAGAAACCGGAGTGACCCTGTGGGCTGGTGTACAAAACACCTTCAGCTTGAGCTTCAGCTACAGTCAACCCAGAACCAGCATCAATTAAGGCAACCCAATCAAATGCTTCATCACTAGCTAAAGCTTCCATTGCGGAGCCAACGGCTAGACGATCAGATTGAGTGGTGATTAATTGGAATACTTCAGGAGCAATTATGAAACCTTGATTCCATCCATCTTCGGAGTCGAAGGAGTTCTCAATTGCATAAACATAATCGCTAGACCCAGGTGTGGTTAGGTTCAAGGCAGCTACTGCCAAATTAGAACCAACTGTAACTGTTAAATTAGCCAGCGGGTCGTCTGCTCTAACAACAACTTTATCTGTGTCTGACCCTGCAACAGCAGTAACTGCATTAGCTACAGAAGAGTTATTAATAGCTGTGAGTAAACCTGTAGCAACACTTGCTAGAGTAGGTGAGGGGCTAGCGGGTGCAGTGTAAGTAACTGCAGTTCCGTTGATTGTGACTGTATAAGCACCTGCTACAGCAGTGGAAACGGTGACTGTAAATCTCTTAGCAATAGGAGTGCGTGTAAAGTAGAGAATGCCACGCCGATCATTGCGGAAGAATAATTTAACAGCAGCCTCACTAGGAGATGCACCAAATACATTTGTAAAATCAGTTAATGAAGTTACTTGGGTAGGAGTTAGGAAGCTCCCAGAAGCACTAGAACCAATCATATAAACTGATTCAAAGGAAGCAACTTCTAATGAGCGATATCCATATGTGGATTCGACAACGCGAACACCAGGAGCCTTAAAGCTGCTAAAAGCGTTGATATTTGTCATATTTAAGGATTTATCTTAATTTCTGAATCGAGAATGTAGGTTGAGGGATTTGTAGTCTTAAACTGCTGTTTCGCTCGGTTAATCCGAACATTTACTTCCTCAACAGCGGGTGGGTCTTGGAAATCGTAATAATCAGGGGGCTGTAAGTCTGTTAGGTCAGGAATGGTTGTTGTATTAAACTCAACATCAAAAGCAAAGTTTATGAAGACAACCCAATCCCCTTCTGCATTTAAATCTTCAGTCCGTGAAACTGTAACCGCATCTTCCAAGTCTGCAGGGGCAAATGAGGTTATGCTGGGGTCGGGTATTTGTAACAGCGACAATATTTGTAGGTAAGACAACATCCCTTCCAATGCAGGGAACGGGAGGTCATGAAAACTTAATTGTCCCGGAAACCTGTAAGCAATTCTGTAGGGGAATCGTGCTTTAGTCTTTACTAAATTAAACCCTTCCTTATAATGAAATACATTCTGAATTGGAAGGGCAATCGCTGAACAAGCAGGTAGGGTATTAGAAAGAATTTGCGTGTACAGATCGTCTGGATAGTCTAATCCCCAAAAATCAATCCTGACCCTAACTGATAAAAACTCTGATATTCGTTCCCGAACATCTTGGATATTCATGTGAAATTCTTATTGTCTGATTCTTTTCTGAGGACAAGTTTCCATAAGGTAGGATCACTCTCCATTAGCGCAAGCAATTTATATGTTTTTACCCCATTAATCACTTTTGTAGTTGGATTACTATAAACTACCTGGTTATTAGATATGGGGGGTTCTAGAGTGAAAGTTGCTCTTGTTGGTGCGCTAGGAAGGAAAAGTGATTTGGGGAAGGTTCTTGGGATTTCTACCTGTAAATCATTCACAGATAGATAAATAGAGTCTGCACCCTCAATAGCTACCTGCAAATTGGCAAACCGTGGAGAAATATTAACAACGTAAGGCTGAGGTAATATCAGAGTGTCTGTTATTTCCTCAAGCCGTGTTGTTGTATTTAAAGTCTTATGCCTTACAAGTAAATGTCTACGCTGCGGCAACCCAAGCTTCACTTCCACAGCAGCTATCTTTCCCTCTACCTCAGCGAGTTTAGTGTAAAGACTCATTGAAGTTTAGTTTTGATTAATTTCTGAGCATTAGCAATAAGCTTTTCCTGTACATCAGGAACCGTCTTGGATACCATACCAACCCGCTTCTCAACGAATGGTGCATAAGGTGTTGGATTATCTACTCTTATCGCTGATTTACTGGTGGATATAACCCATCCTGCTTTTAACCTTCCAGTTCGTACAGGAGTTAGATTTTTGATTCTATTCTGTGCCCAATCTGCTGTTTCCTCTAATACACTGTTTAATATTTGTTTTGCTATCCCGTGTTTTTCAAATAACGGGCCAGATGCTTTTATGTGATAGGAAAACATTAGATTTACCAGTAAGCTTTGCTTTGGTAGGGGGAATATTTGTTGTATGCTACATCCACAGAAAGATTAAAGGCTAACTCCTTCAAAAGTCGAGAAGCTTCAGATTTTAAGTGTCTTACGTGCAGGGGGTATGACAATTTGGCTCCACGGGACTCAACAACATAACTTGTATCCAACGCCTCATTTAGTTTGAGGTCAATGGCATCTAAATTGTCCAGAATTTTTAGGGCGCGGTCATACACAACTTGATGATAATCAGTAGATAACTGACTATGAACTACTGAAGAGATGGGGGCGTTGTATCCTAACACCATCTCTATCTTCTGAATTTCAGTCGAGGAGAAGTTAGCCATTATCTTTACTCAGTGATTTTTTCCAACATCGCAACTGCTTTAGGACGGTTATGCGCCTTCAACTGAGCTTTGAGGGTAATTGCATAGTTCTCAGCATCAGGGTTTGTGTTCTCTATCTTGGTAATAGCGAACTGCATACCCATGTCAGAACTAGTATTATTTTGTCTAAATGTGTACAAAGCTAATTCAGGTTCATTAACAAAGTACATGGTGTTAGCAGGGCAATAAGGGTCACCAATTAGAGGTCTACCTAAGTAGGTAACGCCTGTGTAGCCTAAGTCAGCAACGCCTGCGGGTAGTTGGTTAATAATGGAATTATTAGCCGCAAATAAATCCTTATATCGCTCAACGATGGAGGGGGTGGTATAAATTGCGGTGTAATTACCAAACTTAACTGTCTTAACATTTACTTCCATTGCAGAAAGCAATGCGGATGTTAAGGCTCTGTTGGAAGCGTTGGTATTAACATAACAAGACCAAGCTGTGTCAGTAGCAGGGTCAATGCCAGCATAAGCAGCGTTGGCAACGATGGAACCCAGACCAATAACACCACCATGAGTAGCAAGTCCTGTTCCTGTGTAAATACGACCAGAGAGTGTCTCCAGAATAGCTCTCATGCCTGACTGGATTTCATATCCAAATAAGTCGCGGAGCGCACCTTTACCAGCAGAAGCCGCTTCTGCTAAATCTTCTTTCTGAACTTGGAAGGAACTCCGAAAGCGGTTGGAACCAATAGCTAACGATGCACCCTTAACAACATCTTCTGAGTAGGTGGATACGCTAGCGGTTGTAGCTTCACCGACAACTGTGGCTCCACCAACATTAGCATTCCATTTAATTGTTTTTTGACTTGTAACACGCTTTTGCAGACGGTTCAATACTGGATATTGATTGAACTGTAAAGCGGCTACCTCTTCCTCAACAAGCAACTGTAATGATTTAGTTGCATCAGCAATAACTGCCATATCTTTTCTTTAATTTCTGTTTAATTTTCTAGGTTTGTGAAAATGCTTCAAATAACAAATCCGCAGCTTTAGGATTCACTCCTGGGGTAGCCGGGGTTGTTTTTGTTTCTTGTGATGAGGAACCATTCACTCCACTAGGAGGTACAAAGAACTTCCCTTCATCTGTGTTTAGATAATTTCTAATAGCGTCATCTAAACTAGTGACGTTTCCACCCTTTTCGACAAACCAAGCACCATCTTCTTCCTTCAATAAATCCTGATGTTCAATCATGAATAATTTGTGGAGAGTGGAGGTACTGAGAGCATTAGTCTTAGTGATTGCAGAAGAAACAGCCGATGCTCGTTTCGCAGCAAACGCCTGTTTGTCTTTCTCTGTTAACTGAGTTTGTAAGTCGCTAATCTGTTGCTGTAATGCCTTGAGACTTAATTTCTCCTTTGGCTCCTCAACATCGGGTTCTGTGGATGTTGTAGGGGCGGAGGGAACTATTTTCTTAATCTCTTTTGTTAATGAACTGGCAAGTCCAGCGTTCTTACGATCAACTTCAGCTAGAAGCTCAGTTTTAACTTCAACTAAACTCTCTGTGATAATTTGCTTGATTTCTTCGGGTGTCATTTCTAAAAATTCCTTAATATAGGATATCTGCTATAAGTTATCCGGGCAGTTCCGGTTGTCTGGTTTAAGCCTTACCAGTTGGCACTATCTATTAATTAGAATTTGCGTAAGTCTGGGGTTGAGGAGCATTAACTATTGATTCAATCTCCTGTTCAATAACTGATTGCTGCTCAGGTGATAAATTACCAAGCAGTAGATTAATTACCTTGCGGTATACGAGATTAAAGGCTGATGGTGGTAGCTGGCTCCGCAGAGCATTAAAGTCAATCAGTGAAATTGCTTTGACATTAACTAAGACATCATCCAGATTATCCAAATCAAATCGGTCTAAACCACTAACCGAGATTTGGTCATTCAGTCCTTGCGATCGCGCCACTAATTGAAGCGTGTCTTGGTAGACATCACAGATAATTGCACCATAAGCCCGGAGAATAGCTTCCTGGTCATAGAAGTCCATTTTCTTAGATACGCCGGATTGCTGAACAGCAGACTGCTCAGAACTAACACCACCAATAGCAATTAAATCCTTTACCTGATTCTCAATCTGGGTAAGAGATTCCCGCATTTGATTAATAATTGTTCCTGTTGGTTCACTCCACTCAAACTTCTCCAACTCCAGAACGTGCTGCAGACCTGTGGGTATTTCATCACCATCACCCTCATAGGTGTTGTTAATATCTCCATCAGGTGTCTGGACACGCTTAAACGTGCGCTGGAAGTAGGCAAGCGTCAACATATCATATTTGCTGCAATCAATCCGCAAATGTTCCAAAGCCTTGGATGTAGCTTGGTCACCAGCCCATAAGTCTGAGGGGACTTCAGCTTTAATTACAGGGATAGTCCCTAAGCCGTGTTGGATCAGAGAAACTAATGGAATCTCAGCTTCGGTAATTGATTTGGAACCATCGGCATTAATGATGTTTTTGATGGCACCACGGGAATCAAGTTCAACAAGCGCGGAATACTTAGCAACATATTCACGGTCGATGAATGTCCAGACTGCGCGAACTTGGGGCGGAATTAAGGGATTAGTTGTGTCATTAATTAATTGGAAGACCTTAATCCAATCCAAATCTCCCCGGCTCTCACTCCAGTTAATGACTTGTTGGGCACTATATATAGTTATGTATGGGCGAATGCCTAATAACTGTTCCTGCGCTCTGTTAACTGGTTTTACATCTGTGGCGGGTTTATCTACATGGAGATAACACTTCCCAAACTTAAGGCACTCCCGGAAGATTGTTGATAGTAAATCTTTCTCAGAGCGACCTGCCAGGTCTGTATCATCACGGAATTCTTCCCAGAATGACTGATTAGACTCAATACCAGAAATTGATAGAGAACTATTAGCAAACTTACTTAATTGCTTGTTTACGGCAGAGCCAAGGATGTTAGAGTAAGTAAATTTCTTAAGTCTAATCTCATATATTTCTTCAGACTCCCCGGCTCTGCGTGGTAAGAATTGCTGAATCTGGTTCTTGAGTCTGTAGCCACCCGCAGACAGTAAATCAATCTCCTGGAAGGCGGGTTTCCACTCTGTGAAGTCTGGGTGTTCAGTTTGTAATACTTTTAAATCTAGAAAAAGCGGATAGTTCATTTCAATAAGTTATTTCGTTGTTCAATAGTTGCGAGGACATAGCGCAAGCTGTCTGTCCGGTGGTCTTCTTGCCCTGGTGCTACCTCATCAATGATTTCACCATCTTTAGTCTTCCGGTGATAACTCCTTAGCTCATCAGCGAACGACCCAAGCTTTGAGTTAATAAACAACCGATTCTGGAAGAAGAGATTATTAACAGTCTGATTTCCTTCCTTGACTCTGTTAAAACCAGCTACAGTCTTTGCTAAACCAGGGATTTTTCGGTTCTTGCCATATCGCTGGAATTCTAGAATACTGGCTGGTCGGCTAGGGTCTGCGAAGCAACGATATATGTTATAGCGATCGCAGAAATAAGAAGCTTTCTCTAGTATCTGGTCAAACACCACAGGAGTTGTGGGGTTGGGATTAGTCCATTCATCAATGATGTAATAGCTTTTATCTTGAGCTAACCCCACAACACAGAGCGCTGGATGTAAATCTCCCCAGTCAAGTCCTAGATAGGTGCCGACAAAAGTAGTTGGTAAGTTATCTACTATATGGTGATCACCAAACTCAGATAATATTTGCCCCTCAAAGTTTGTAAAATCTGCTTCAAACTCCTGCAAAAATACTCTTGGAGGTAGAGTTAGTTTGGCTTGCTGTAGGAATTTACGCGGAACAAACGGATTATCTTTTGTAATAAAGTGAAAATAACTCCAATCCCTATCTGCTTTGGCGTTGATATGAAACTTATAAAGCCAATGTGCGCGACCTTTTGGTGTAGCAATAATTGATGCAGAGGAATTTGGTGTATCACTAAGGGCAGGGAAAATTACTTGCTCCCAGGATGCCAGCGAGAAGTCTTGAAACTCATCCAGACCAGCCCAATCTATCTTTAGACCCCGCAGACCATCAGCATCAGAATCTGTACCCCTTAGTAGTAAGTGTGGTCTAGAGCCTTTAAAGACAACTCGGTAGTCAGACTTAGAAATATCTTCAACAAATGGGGCTTTTTCCAGCAAGTTTAATATAGATTGCCAATGAACTTGTCGTGCCTGTTTTAACGTAGGTATCCCAAGCAAAACGACAGGGGGAGAAGCTGGGTCAATTGGTTGATTAAAACTTAGAGCTTTGGTTATTGCTTCTGTAAGCAAATATCTACTCTTTCCGAATCGTCTTCCAGCAACTACTAATTTAAAACGAGATTTATTGTTGAAGATTTTAAGCTGACCATCATGCAAAGTCAGGTTCATCATCTTCTATATCTTGGGGTGGCACGGCGCGTTCAACGTTGATTTGGTATGTGGTGCTGTCTTGCCCACTAAGTTGCTCTGATTCAGTCTTAATGGCATTTAATGCCCGGACAGCTACAGATAAATCTTTCTTAGTGATGGTTCTGACTTGCCCCGCAACAATCACATCTTCCTGATAACCATTCAGTGCAAAATCAACAACTCTCTCTAAAGCTGCAATTCTTAGATATCTAGTTCCATAATTAAGTAATCCAAATTTGGTAGCTGCCTCATATGACCGCTTATCATTGGTTTTAAACTCAAGAACTAAGTGCTGATAATCTCTACGGAATTCTGCTAGTTGTCGATCTGACAATTCAACGAAATCAGGGAATTGTTTTTGGAATATTGAACGGACATCATCCTTAGTTATTTGACCAGAGAACAGTAGAGCCAAAAACTCCCTGTGCTGATCCTTTAAATATTTTGTAGCCATAAAAATTGGCACTGAGGAGTGCCTTTAAAGTGTTTTGTTATCTATCTATTAGTGAATGCGTAACTAAATTAGCAGCCTGATTTGCTCTGTTAGCTCATGGATGGCATCACAATATAAGTCTTCAATCCACGTAGAAAAAGGCAGGGGTGTTTCTGAGTGAACGTAATGGTGCTGCAGTGTTTCACTAGCGCTAGGAGATTGAATAAAGTTAATCTCAATTACTGCCTCATAATCCTCTGGAAGCGACGATAATGCTTCTTCCATTAATTCAGTATCTAATAGACCATACAGTGAATTGCCTGGGCATAAATCTCTGGGCTGCATGTAGATACGAGTTAGGTAGTTATCTACGTCATCAAGCAGACCCTTGTAGTAAAGACTCAGACAATATCTCAAATCAGAGAAATCAATATAACCAGTTTTAATAACTGGCTCCACAATAGGAGCATTAACATAAAGTTTGGGCTGCCCAGGTTCTTGCTTATAAACGTACATTAGATAACCTCCTTGAACTCTATAATTTCAAATAATCTCCGCCAATCTTCATCTTTGTGGCCACACTGCCTACGAGTGAGATTTCCAATTTCTGAGTCTGTATATAATTTATTTCTATAATTATTCTGGGTAGAGACCAACCTTATGAATAAGGAATCACTAGTTAACCAGTTATATATTTGTTCCTTATCTCTTGTGGATAAATCTCTACGCTTCAAGTACTCTCTGATGACTGGGAGGAAGTTTTTGATCTGCTTATAATTTCTACCGTATTTAGCTCTGAATCGATATCCAATAGTTTCATTTGGTATACCAAAATGCTTCTCTAGCTTCCTCAACGACCAGCCCTGTAGATACAATTTAAAGGCTTGTACCGTTGAATCCATATTAGTTCGTATAGGTTTATAGAATTAGTCTAACTAGGCAACACGGGCAGAACAAAGAGTAAATTATCTGTTGCGGGGGTTTTGTTTCATGTAGTCTTTAATGTCAGACTGGATTTCATCAACACCACGCTGCACATTAGTAACTTTGAAATCTAGTTCCGTTAACTTTTGATTAGTATTGAGGTTGGCTTCACGCATCCGGTCATTATGTTCGTTGGATTGGCGCGTCAACATAGTTAAGTTCTCGGAAATGCTCTCCAGAGAATCGCCAGCGCTTTTCAACATTTCTGACTGAACACTTTGTTTCTTTGCCCATTCAATTAGAGCGTCTCTGACACCCAACCATTTAAATATTAGTAATATTCCTATAATGCTCAGGATAATCCCCAAACCTATTCCCCCAGACTGCAAAATAACAGTATCAATAATCTTGTTCTGCTGTTCAGGAGTTAGGGATAAAGACCCTGTTTTAGGGGAAACTTCAAGGATGGCATTTGAGTATGGGTTGTCAACTTGATTTTTGGACATAAAGTATTACCTCTTGGGGTGGGGGTTTAGTTTGGTTAGTCTTACGGTATCGAAAGAAAAAAGGTCTTACTATGTTGGAACTTACAGGCATTGCAACTCTTGGTATAGTCGTTGGTTGTGTAACTTACTTTCAACGCCGAATTCATCAATTGGAAGCATTCATCACTGATATGAAGGAGAGAGATGAAGAAGGTTTTGAAAGGCTCCTCGAGGCACAAAGGGAGGAAGCTGAACTCTGGAGGCGGCTGTATGATTCATGGGATGAGGTAGAAAAGCGGCTCCAAAATGAGGAATAAATATTGATATATAAACTTAGAAAGCCAGGAGATATCTCCTGGCTTTTCCCATGCTTATAGTTCTATTGATTTATTCCTAACCTGCTTGACCATTGAAGAGAGAAAGCCGTTTCCAGTGGCTATTAATATTTTTGTGATTAACCTAATAATAGCTTGATATACAAAACTACACAACTGCTGCGGAGTCTTTAATGAATGAAATTTTTGGATTTTTTAACAACCCACAGTCATAATAACTATCAATTTTGGTTTTGAGTTTTGCTAGTGTACGGGGGCTAATAATAGGCAACCCGGCAAGACGTTTCTGCAACCATATTAGTTGTTGGGGTGGATTGATTCTAATAATATTATTTGTAATGCGATCGCCTAATTCAGATAAGTGTTGAAGTTTGATTGTGATAGGGATACTGCCTAACTTGACTTGATTAGTTCCTCTAGTTAAATCAGCAAGATAACTCATGGCTTCCCAAGAATAACCACATGGAGAAATGAATATGAACTCAATTGGGCGTTGATATTGCTCCGCAGCGATTAGGAGATATTTCTTATCAAACAGGGTTGTTTTGAGATCAGATTCCGTAAGCTGATGGGCTTTTAACTCATAGATTCGCACAACTTTTGGCAGTAATTCACAAAAATCAAATCTCCTGTAAGTGATTTCTTCAAAGGGAGATATTCCAGCTACTGAACCTACCTCAAACCTGAATTTAAGATTTGAGTAAGTTATCAGGAGTTGGATTTGTGTTTGTAGCTGTTCTTCAGAGAGTTGTTCTTGCTTGTATGTGTTCTTAGCAGACAACTCGATGGCATCAGAGCCTAATTCTTGGAAACTGCGGGCGACTTCTCCCTTTCCTTGCACTAGGTAACTGTAAACTCTCCTCCAGTCACCAACATATAAGTTGCCAGTTCTACCCAAACTTTCACCGTGAATTTCCTTCCAACTTTGCTTGAATAATGCAAGATAATCACCAGTTAGTAGAAAGTCTCGTCCAGCTAGTGAACTTGACTGAGAGCTTTTTTCGCTCCCGGTTGCCCAGTGATCTTTATAGTCGCTAGCCTTCAACCCTTTGGCGATCGCAACCTGACTCATGATGAAATAAGCACCGTCTCCACCAGAAGGGGACGGAATCCACTTGAGATCATATTGCTCAATTAGCTCCGATAGTTTCTCAAGAATAAAAGAGTCAGCGCTAGGTTCATGGTTTAGCACCGACTCTTTCAGTTTTTGTAATTGGTTACTCATATGTCTTGCCTCTAATATCTGCTTGATATATGGATACTAACTAGGCATTACAGCAGAACAAAGGGTAATCACTGTGCAACTATTTCAGTGGTTTTTAGGAAATTTGCGGTCTAAAATAGGACAGACATAATGGGGATATTACTAACATGAGACAGAATAATGCCGCACGGCGGTTATATGATGCTTTCCAATATGCTTTAGCTGATGGAAACCCTAACGAATTCACCTATCTAGTGCTTGCTAGAGCATTTGGAGTCAAAGACCCAGAATCAAATAAATACTTTTTGATAGATATTTTTGACCTGCTAGCGGAAGTAGAAAAAAAGATCAAACTTTTAAAGAATGTTGATGGTATTGAAATATATGTAAAGGGTATACAGGAAATTCAATATTATCTAATTACATGTAATCCTTTAGATGGCTTATGGCAGACGTTAAAAAGCTTTATTGAAGGTAGAAATTTATCTCTTATTCTTCATTCATGTGCTAATTTTCTTGATCAAGAACAACCAGAGCCAGAGTTAACAGATGAGCAATTGCATGAATATCTAAAGCAGTGCGAATCTCTTTTGCAGGAAGTAGTAATATCTGACTTAAGTAATGATATAAAAGAATATCTGGTTGTGCGTCTTGAAGAAATTTGCTCTGCTATAAGGCATTATAAGATTGGTGGGCCGGAGCGATTAAGGATAATAGTAGAAGCCAGCATTGGAGCTGCTGTTGTGCGCTATGGTCAATACTCAGAACAGCAGAAAGAAGGTATTTTTAAAAAGATTATGAATGTTTTAGGGCCAATAGCTACTGTTCTTGGCTTAGTAGCTGATACTAATGGCTTCGTGTTGCCAGCAGTCAAGGAAGTGGTGAAAAATTTACCGCTCCCATCCAATAATAAATAGCAACAGCAAAGCTATGATGCTGACTTTATCTGCATCATAGCCTTGAACAATCCTACTACCATAAATATAAATTAAGCCGCTGAACGGTTCAGCTTTGATAAGGTTCAAGGAGAGAGAATGCCCACCTTAGTCGATTAGCAACCTCTACAAGTTTGCTGCGTTCATGCCCTAAAGTCTTCTCATCATCCGTTTCAATCACTACATACGCTAATCGTCCCTGAATGTCATCTGCAAGGCTCCACAACGATTGAGAACGAGCATCAGATAGTTTATGGTCAATAGCGGCAAGTTCTTTAACAAACTGGTTTAGCCTGTTAACTACTTCTGCAAGATGTTCTTCAAGTATTTCAGTGTAATTCCGACCCAGAACCATTACCATGTAGAATTCTCCTCGTGTTTGCATCCTCTACATCGCGTGCGCGGCTTTCAACAGCGGTTGAATCAACCAGCGCATCGAATAACTTTTGATTTAGCGATTTAGTTACTGCTTTCACAACCAGTATTTTCATAGTTGTATTGTCTTGAAACTTTTCTGTTGCCACCTCATAAAACTCCAATTGATTATTGATCTCTTCTTGCAATTTCTGTAAAATAGCGCGATGCTCTTGAATTAATTTGTCAGGGCTATCAAGAAGATAATCTTTTTTAGGTGGTTTCATAACTCATCCCTCAGCAATGACTTATTATCCCACAATTGCCATTTCAACAATGTAAATTAGTCGTTTAAAGTGATAGTTGAATAGAATAGCTCTCCATTATTCAGCCACACGTAACCATTAGAAAAAATAATTTTATTCTCTTCAGCAAAGGGCGGGAAAATTGCTAAGAACTCAACAACAGGAGCTAGTGAATCCATCTCTTCTTCTGACAACCCAAAACCATCAAAGTAAAGAATCATAATTCTTAGAAGTTGGCTCCGAAATCAACATTTAATGCGGCTTCTAATTTCCTTAGCGTAGCCTCTGGGATGTTTTTGTACTTATTTGCTTCTAGCCTAAATAAATAGATTTCTGATATCCCTGCAGCCTCTGCTATCTCCTTGGGGCCTTTACCAGAAGCTAATCTTGCTTCTTTAATTCTCTTAGGTAAATTTGGCAATTCTATTATTATTTCTCTCGTGACATTCATACTTTTATCTCCTAACTATATCTTTAGTATAGCATTATTTCTCAACCTTGTTAATAGGTTTTTTAATGCGCTATACTAAAAGTATAGTTGAATAGATTAAAGGATTAAATATGGTTGCTGTAGTTGAATATTCACGGACAAATAATATTTATTTTATTAACAAAGAACGGCTAGATTATCTTAAGGACTGCTACCTTGAAATGACTGCTGTGAGTGATGCCTTTTATAGTGACCTATCTGCGGCTGGCTTCACAAAGGAAGAATTGAATATTCCACGCGAAGTATTAGATTCACGGGACATCGCTAACTGCTTTGTTGATTTTTATAATGAGGCACACAAGGGGCAAGAAATGTACAGCAAGGAGCTGATTCCAGATAATTTACATGAAGTGGTTTTAGCTGCTTTTAAGACAATGAAAGATTACTACTCAGGAGAGGTTGAATTAATGCCCCCAGGACAGAAGTTTAATGATGAACGTGCTGTACGGGGTCGAGATGTATTACGGTCTGTTCTAGAGCCTCCAGATGGCTCCTCAATGAATGAAGAGAAGGAAATGAATAATCAGCAGGCAACCCAGAATGATGAGTTCTGGATTCAAGTCTGGGCTGTGGATCTTAATGAAATGGAAGTTGATTACTTACAGCGCAAACTTGACGCTATGAAGGAACAGTCACAGGATTCTGAAGACAACACAAGTGATGACCTGCAACATCAGGAGGAAGAAGTTAACGAAGTGTGCAATATACTCCCTGAAGAACAACCACTGGAAGAAAGCGATCGCACTGCAAGCAACTCGGTAGAAGTATTACCAGCGAGTAGTACAAGTGATTTCGAGATGAGAGATGAATTAGTGCTAAGTCACAGCACTAGTGATAGTGAGGATGAAGTAGTGCTAAATCACAGCACTAGTGATAGGGGAGATGGGATAGTGCTAAATCACAGCACTAATGGTTTTGAAGTAATCAACAATATTCAAAACATAGCAACACAGGCAGGGGATACAACAGCATATAGATTCAAGCAGCGAACGGGCTTCTGTAGGGCAACCGCTTATCAACTATTTGATGATAGATACGCTTACCCCAGTAAGGCAGCTATGAAGCGAATATGTGAGGTTTATGGCTGCTCTCCTGGTGATATCCTGACAATTCAACAAGTTCCATGAGTTCCTTAAAAGGAATGCGTCACAGCCCACCCCGTAGATAAATTTCTACGGGGAAAAAAATCGTATATAAAATTTTTTATTAATTAAATATATAAACGCGCTGGGTTCCTGGTTGTGTGTCTCTCTCCCTGGCCTTCCCGTGGTTCCCCGGGTCTTCCCTCCTGGTTTCCTTGGGGGGGGTATAACTAAACATACTTTTATCTAGAACCTATACACTGTAAGGCTTACAGGTAAAAACGTTTTTCGTTTCACTTTTTTAGCCCTCTGCTAATAGCCAATCCTGTACGAACTATTTCTATTACTTAAAATTAATAGATGAGTAAAACTTATGTATTAATTAAATAAGATGAACTACACTCAATTACATTTGTAGTAATTGGCAGCCATTAACAAGGAAATCTTTTTAGAATAGTTATATGTAAATGGAGATTTCTTGTATGAGACAAGGTGACAAGAAAACTAGATTGACAGTCAGAATGTCAGAAGAATTAATGGCTAAAGTTATAAAGCTAGCTGAAGGCAATAATTGTAACTCTGCTGAGTTAGTAAGACAGGCAATAGATTTTTATTTAAAAGCTAAAGGGCAGTAAATAATGACTAATCAAAACAAGACCCCCAGCAGCGGTAAACTACAGGGGGAAACCAAAAAGGACAGTAAATTGTGTAATACACCCATTATAACAAATTCTAGTAAAAAGTGTCAGACACAAGCCAAATCTAGGGCAGGTACTTATAAGGGAGAAGCCCGTCCTGCAAAGCGATTGGTGGTCACAGAAGGGGCAAGAGAGCTATTAGAAGGAAAGCTATCTGGATGCCCCGCCAATGCTCTTACAGATACTTCTCAATTGCTTTATCACTTGATAGCAAGCGGCAATAGAATAGAATTCATTCCCTTGCCCTACCCATTTATCCAACAATACTTTCGCAAAGCGGATATGAGTTGGTTAAAGTCAACTGGATTAGTAGAGAGCGACGGTTATTATATTCAGAATGTTAAGTGTCTAAAGTACAAAGTCAATGAAGATTTTTTGATTGAGTACCACGAGACACTGGTAAATGATTTAATGGCTGGTCGCACCGAACTATTTGATTTGGTTAAGCAGAAAGGTGTAAGAGCAAGTCTTAAGTCCAAGTTTACTGATGAAAATGGTAATGAGCTGCCCCAGTTAATCCAGGACAGAATCAGGAGCTATCAGGTTTGCAAGTTTAATAAAAGCAATGCCTACAAAATAGTTGAGAAGAGACGCTTAGAGTCGCAGGCAGTTTTGTCAAAACATGGGAAGAGATCTGCGGAATATATAAACGCACGAGCTAAATACAAATGTGACTTGTCAGCATTTACTCACGTCCTGATTGACTGTGGAGCCGTGGACATTGGTGGTGGTTTAGACTAATGCTTATTCCCCAATCTGTTAAAATAGTGCGTGCAGCTTCAAACGAACTAGCAATTGCACCATATTTTGTAACTGTTGCCCAAACATGG